TGTCGCAATTATACCACATCAGTACACCTTCGATCTCCCCATCTTCATCTTCTTCGCAGATGAAAGTTCCCTTTGCCATATGATAACCAATTAAGATTCTCACGTGTTCAGGTGACCAATCGTCCAGTACTTCCCCGTACTTACCACTTGAGATAAACTTGTGAACCCGATCAATGAAGCCAATGGCTTCCTCTTGCCCACCTTTTTCGAGGGCAACTTGTACTGATAGGAGTAAGGGGTTTCCTTTCATTAGCGAAAGACTGCAACGTCTACAATTACCTGATCTATAAGACCACCACTAGGTGCGCCGCCAGTAGTTTTAATTGTAAAACTGGAAGTTGTTTTACTAAAAGTTTGGAATGCTGATATATAGGCAGTACTAGTTTGACCCCAAAACGTACCACCGACAACTAGGCTGTAGTTTACATCAGGCATATCTACATCAAAATTAAAAGTATAAGTGCCAGTTGAATTTTTGGTTACACTGGCAATATTGGCTCCATTATTAAGCGTACCAGTAGATCCGTTATAAGATGCAAAAGCCCTGCAACCATAGTAAGGAGCAGTACCAGTAGTTTGAGTAATGCCGTTGATGCTATCTACATACGCTTTAATACTCTCCGAAGTAGCTAAGGTAGTATCAGTAGCAGTATCCATCGTGTCATCGTCTATGATATCCGTAAGCTTTGCGAAGGTAACGTTAGCATCCTTGATCTTGCTTGTAGTCACAGCATCCGCAGCCAGCTTGGCTGCAATGATACCACCATCAGCTACGACAATTGCCGTGCCAACTAGTTGAGTACTTTGATTATCAACAGATGACTGAGTGAAGGTAGCTCCCTGTACGAGGAGGTTAAGGTCAGCAGCAGTAAGCTGCTCGCCGTTTGCAAATGTTGTTCCTGGAGTTAGTACTGACATATTACTGGTAGATCTCGGTTACGGTTAATGTAGAAATTGGGGAGGGAACGTAATCATTGTTATTATCAGTACTAACTTCATTAATTAGGACATCAATTGTAGTGTGGGAGGTAACCTGAATCTTATAGGTAATCGGCGTCCCAGCAGTAAGGGATGAACTATCGAGGTAGTCCATACCAGCTACATCTGGGGTATACTGACCTCCGTATCCGCTTCCAAATGTACAAGGAGTCCTATTTCCTCTAGTGTCTCCAAGTGCAATAGCAGTACCATTTCTTACGTACCTGAAGATGGTTCCGTGGCTACCGCTATTGCTAGATGAATTTACAGTTGAAGAAATTAAAATTTTTGAATTTGAAAATTTAGGAGTAATTGTAACTTCAAGGTCAGGTATATCCGTGAATACCATATTAGGGGTAAGGATAGAAAATATATTCGTCTTGACCGCTTGAACGATGTTGGGTTTCAACAGATCAATGTAAGCCTTAATGCTTTCGTCCGTAGCCAGGGTAATAGCTGATGCATTCGACAGGTCATCATCGTCATTGATGGTAACCTCTTCGGCTGCACCCGCTCCTGCTGTGGTACGACCAATAACTTTAAGTGAGTCAGTGATGCCACCAATCTTAGCCACTGTAATATTAGCATCCAATACTTTATCTGTAGTTACTCCATCATCCTTGATGCCGAGCTTGCCAGCATTAGTACCTAGGGGTATAAGCTCTAGGGTTGTTTCGTCAACTGGGTCATTGAATGTTGCTGCACTAGCAATGGCCTCTAACTTTGTGTTGGTTACTGTATCCGATGCTGTGAACGTCTGTCCTGTGGTAATGATTGCCATAATAATTAGTCTGCGCTTTGGGTTGATCTAAACGAGATTGATCCATTCGTCTCAATTGCTCGTATCTTTGGTCTTCCCTGTGTATTGTTAATTGTGTATTGAATTCCGTAACCACGGCGATTCCCTATTCTAGCACGGATGGAAACATCCTCTCCAGCAGGTAGGCTGTCACCGCTGATGTAGTCACTTAATGATTGAAGAGGTATATCACTATCTGGGTTCTCTGTCTCTGCTGAAATATCGAAGTTACTCGTGTTCGTGCTGCTACTCTCTACGTGCATCTCGAACTGCTTCCAGTTCTTACGATCCATAGCACCCAGTGTGTACTGTCGTGTAGTGATGGACGCAGGGACACCGTAGGTAGTGTCCGGCTGACCAATGGAAGTAACCACTCGGTCACGCCCATCTAGGCGAGTGTCAAGCTTGTGTATGCCGCCCAGTTGGTTAATGGCGTAGACCCCACGAGCTGATCCATTGCCAGCTACAATTAAGTTCTCAATGTCCCATTCTTTATTAACACCCCCTGTTTCATCCGCAACCATATCAATGCTTTCCCACTGGGCGTTGAGGAAGTTGAAGATTAGGATAGCATTGTTTCTTTGTGCTTCCACAAGTACACCATCAACAGTGCAGTCCAGTGGCACTGCAATGTAGTAGCGATTGTCGAAGTAGACCGCACGTGATTCCTCCCAGTGATTTCGATTAATACGATTAATAGTTTCATTAATCGCTTCACTCATAGGAGTCTCAGTTCCTCGGAGATTGTACTCATCAAGGAACTGCGTTCCGTACACACCATTATCAGATAGGAAGATGACCTGATTGCCAACTTGGATAATTGATTTACGTGCTACGCAACCAACTTCATTGGTCAGTAGCTTTGCCACTGAACCCTGTAGGTTCACCGTATTCTGAACTGTGTGGATACTGTTACGGTTGAATACAAGTAGGGAGTTGTCCGAGAAGGAGTGCAGCCCTACAGTGTAGTCCGCAGTACCAGCATTGAACCTGTACTGTGAGTAGATCTCGTCGTAAGTATCGGAGTCAATGATGTCAGAAATGATGACCTCGTCCAGAATCTTACGGTAAGTGTACTGCCCCTTGATTGCATCCACGGAGTACTTGAATGGCATTACCAGCCTACGCTGGTGGTAGGTAGCATAAGGAGGAGCTGGCATATGGGTGAAGCCCAGTCCGACCGAAACTCTTTTGGTAAAGATAGGATCAGTCAATAGGGATTTACCGTCATTTACGTGCTTAGTAACTGTGCGTGAATCAAGTACAAACTGGAACCCTGAGTCAATTCCTACACGGGCATTTGCGTATGATGTTGCGGATGGAGTAGTATCAAAGTCAGTATAAATAACAAAGTCATTGGAGTTTGGTACTCCTTGAACAAAGAACGATCCATTAAAAAAAGTACCTTTGCTATTTCCATCATCAACCCAACTATCCATAATGATGGGTTCACCATTCACTAAATTATGTGCTACGTTTGTAGTGAGAGTATATTTATAAAGACCCTCAAAATCCCCAGCTTGTTCTAGCCCATTATTTACAGCACCACTGATAGTGGTAATGGCTTCACCCAGTGTAAAAACTTTATTTACAACGTAGTCCTGGCCAATAGTAAGTCCAGAGTCTGCACCTGTTACTCCGCTAATACTTGCTGACATCACCACAATGTCATCCCCGACCTTTACATCGTGAAGTCCAGAAACTGTTGCTATACTATTCGTAATTGCAAATTCTCCAGGTAGGCAATCAATCTGAACTGGCTGAGTGTACGTACCGCTCTTGACTAGTGTAAACGCAGAACGGGCTGTACCCGTTCCTATACCCACAGCATCAACCGTAATAGGATCGTTGACTGCATAGGTTACTGCCGTAGTTCCGGCGATTGTGTTCCATTGAGCTTGAGTCGTGTCACCCAAGTCAGTAATGGAGTAAGTGCCATCAACAACTAGGTCAGTTACCGCAAGGCTAGTGTAGATTCCGTCCCACTCTAGCGCAGTGTTACCATCTCGGAAGATGAACACCTTATTGAATGCCTGTATCATATCAGACATTGGCGGAACCGTTTCACCCAGTGGGTAGTAGATGTCAGTTACAACATTACTCTCTAGGTCCTTTGCTACCGCCTTGACGTTGGACGCAATTATAATTGATTCGCTTGAGTTGCTGTTGGGATCACTGAATGCTGTACTTGCGTAGACCTCGGTAACTTGACCGATGTCGAAGATCATCTTGTTGCCAGCAATGGCCGAGCCTCTAGCAAGCGTAAGGTTAAAGGCTAAATTAATGGGGAGTACAACTGGCCCCTTGTAAGTTACGTCATCACCTGTAAGATCAAATTTAACTTTTTGACTTATTGGACCATCAACCACACTTGTAACAACAAACGTTCCGTTAGGATCAGGATCTGGACTTGTGAATGCAAGTCCCTCCACCGTAATATTTTCACCAACTTCAAACAGGTGACCCTGTTCAGTCGATGGATCAAGGAATAATTCCATTACATCCAAAGCAAGCTCTGCCCTTCTTATTGTAGTAGGAAGTCGGGTGACATCTGTACCGATCTCTTCCGAGGTCGGCAGTCGTAGCACTTCGCCCCCTACTGCGAACGGAGCCTCAATGAGTTCAATGCCCTTTCGAACTTGTGCTTCTCCATTCCTGTCCAGCCTAACACTCTGGGCATCGGCAAGCGTTCCCTTTGCTAGTTGATCCGGGCGGAGGCGATTGTTAAAACCGACGAATCCGTAGTCACCATCCTTGGCAATTACATCATCTCGGCTTCCATATCTACGGTATTCGGGCATAGGCTACGGAACTAATTATAGGTTGTACGTTTTCTTGTACCAGGCTTTAGCGGCATTCAGTGGGCCAAATGGCTTATTGCTTGCGTTCGATGCACCACCAGTGCGGCTCTTGCGTTTTGTTACGGTTTTCTCCTTCGGCTCCTTGGGAGTTCGCTTTGGCAGGTCGTATGTCTTCCTGTAGAAATCTTGTAATCCTCCTGTGATGTCAGTTCCATAAGCACCCCTAGTGTCTGCCTTACCACCAG